CGACCAGAACGGCCTGAGTGCTGTGGCTCTGGGGGTTACGCTGGCAAGGGCATCCGGTAAGACCTTCCCCGATACTGTCTTCCAATTCAGCAACGGGAATACGATGGTCATCACGGATGCCAACTTCGACGCGGCCTATTCAAAGTGGGTGCCGTTCCGGCAATCGTTCTTCAGCGCCAATTAAGCCATCCATCTCATGGCACAACGCATCATGGTGGCATGAGACGCAATAGTGGTCTGCGGTGGGTTCGTACCTGTCGCAGATCGGCCCAGGCTCGCTGATCCATGACTCTTGGGTGCATTTACATTCCATGACGCACTCTCACGCGTTCGAGGTCATGCCATCGCAGCCATGACCGAAACTTTGCCAAGACTTCTTCGCGTGTTCGGCCGAACCAAACAAAACGCTGAACGCCATCATCTGACGACAGGCTCCACCAGTCAGGCTTGATCTGCTTGATGACCATTTTGGCCCCCCTTCAGAGCTGTAACAAACTGCTCGCCGGTCATTCCGAGCTTCGAGGCGATCATCTCGATGGTTGACCAACGGACATTGGCCGACCGGAAGTAAGCCTGAAGTCTTTGGCTCGAAATCCCGACCATCCGGCAGAATTCAGTATTCTTCCGGTGTTTTCCTTCGACGTACGCTTTCAGCAATTGTCCCATGTGCATTAGTCTTTCCTCAGTTGGTTGGCGAGCTTGTTTATTCTATCAACGGTTTCTAGCAGGACATCATGAAGGGCAGAAATATACTTCTGATCCCTTTCGACCCTGACCAGTAGCGGCCGCATATCCGGGTGATAACTCAGAAAGTCGCACCACTCTCTCCCTGTCACCAAAAGCTGGCCCTGCACCTGCGGTACGTAGAGGCCCGGCAACGCGTTTTCTACCAAATACTCAACGTGGGTATGGGGTAGCGGGCATTTGATCTCTAACAGCCCCGTAGAGCCTACAAGGCCGTCTGGCGAGCAGCCGAAGCCGTCCTCATGAAGACAGAAGCCGATTTCGTCGACGGGGTTAATCAGGGAGTAGTAGTCCCGCGCTTCCGGTTCGAGTTCCGTTCCTCGAGCCATTGCCGCGTTCGGTTCTTCAAAGTCTGATTTCCCCGTGAGGATTTCGGCCACAAGTTTGTTGATGTAGCCATCTGCCTGCGTTGACCGCTTGCCGGTAGGCGTGAGGAGTTTGCCAAACTGGGACGCGGTAGGTACGCCCAGCCGAGCGGCGTACCATTCAGGTGTTCTCTGGTCTGCGGTGATGACCTTCATTGTTTGACCTTCTTTTCCAACAACGCTTTGGCTTTGGCGAAGTCCGAGGATTTCATCTCTGCTAGGCCGCCGATCTTGAAGAAGCCGAGGAAGGCTTCGAGGTTGATCTTTTCGCCCAACGTTTCGATTAGCGCGACCAGCTCTGCTACCTGGCTCTCGGTGATTGGTTGGATCTCGACGGCTGGAAGATCCTCTCCCGCATAGATGTAGTGTCCAAGCCCGTACAGGGCGAGGCACTTCACCAAGCACCGCATCATGCTTGTGTTGACCGCAAAACTGTCCGGATCAACGATTGCTTTATTGCGGTGATCCATCACGGGCAGCCACATACGGCGCGAGCATTCGCCAATGGTGACGGTGCAGAACACCATCTGGGTGTTATTTGGGAACACCTGTGGTGTGTCGAAGCTGTATTGGGCATCGGGGTAGTGTTCCATTAGAACCCCCCATGCCCAAGCCCAGCTTAGGTAGCTGAGGCCGTTTTTCTTTTCTACATGGGGGGTGCAGTCAATCTTAGAAAGGGTCTGCCAAATCTGTTTGTACATGGTTTTGTTCTCATTGAGTGCTGGATTGCACGGGCGCACCATAACTGATTGCTGGCAGGGTGTAAAGCAATATATTTCATGCGGCAAGAAAATATTTTACAAAAAGGCTTGCATGAGTAAATGAAAGTGTTTACAGTCCGTTCCGTAGTCGAGACAAACCAACCCAGCAGGAGGCAGCATGAAAGACTTCGCAGAACCAATCGACAGCGGCGACGCAGAAATGCGGCTGCTGTTCGTGGCCTGCATGACGGTGCAGGCTGCCGCCCAGACCACCCCGCGTGGTCGCGACATCCAAGCCCCCGAATGGGCTTGGGCAGCCATCGAGGCTGCCAAAGCCAAGTTTGCCGGCTTTGACTGGCAGACCATTGACTGCCCAGAGTGGCAGTCCCAGCGTCGGGCAGCATTCGCTGCTCAGGCCGAGCAGAAAAATCAGGCTGCCCAGTCACGGGCAGACCAAATCGCAGACGCAGCAAAAGCGTCTGATCTTCAGCGGCTCGCCCAGTTGGGAGCCAAAATGCTCGAAGTTCCAGAGCAGTACCAGCGGAGCATGAGCGCCCTGCTGTGGCACAAAAAGTACAACCCGAAGGGGTTGTATTGGACGCGAACCATTGGCGGCGTTATCCAGCGCCGTTGAACCATAACCTTTAGGAGCAAAACCATGATCGTCAATTTGACCCAGCACGCCCCAACCCCAGAGCAGATTGCCGCCGGGGTGGTCAATCCCACCCACTGGGAGACTGTGAAGGTGCTTAGCACCTTCGACGAGGTGCCAAAGTACTCAACTCTCTTTTTCCGAGCACGGGAGATTGCTCGGATTGCAAAATCCCAGGGCGCTACCCGCGCCATGATCGGCGGCGCGCCGTTCTTCATGCGCCACCTTGAGGATGCCCTGCACCTACAGGGCATCGAAGCCCTGTACGCATTCAGCGTACGGGAGAGCGTGGAAGAAACCCTTCAGGACGGCTCTGTCCGCAAGGTCAACGTGTTCAAGCACGTTGGCTTCTATCCGGCACGTATGCCAAAAATTGAAACCACAAGCGAGTTTGAGGGAGAGTGAAATGTGGAAATTTGAGAAAGCAGCAATTGAGGACGCCATCCAGCGCGGATGGCTGTTTGAATGCGGTGACCCCGACTTCCCAGATTGGGAGATCAAAGCGGGATACGACCGCCATATCGGGCAGCTCATACAGGACGAGTGGAAGACCGCCGACCAAATCGAGAAGGACGAGTTCATCGTCCTGATCTTGGAGCAGTACAGCGACCACCTGATGGCTGGTCGAATCACTTGGGAGCAGGCAATCCTTTGCCGACTCGAACAGATAATCTTTATGGAGCAGATAGCATGAACGTCGAAGTGCGCAATGTGGTTGGCATCGATCTGGGCGAGCTGCTCAGCAATGACAAGTCCGGTTACTGCCACCGGACGATCGTGATCGAAACCCCGGAGGGCCAGGTAGTTATCAAGCTCTACTCCAAGGACGGCGATGCCCTGAAGGTAGCCGTATGATCTGCCGCTGCGGGGCGAACCCTGATGGTTTGTGCGGGGAGTGCTGGCTTGCGGCCGAACAATTGGAGCTTCCCTTCGAGCAGGAAGGGGGTTAGTATTGTGTCACCAGCGTCGAATCTGGAAACAATGCAAGGCAATAGTGAGCATTCTCCGAAGCTGCCCCCTGTTGCCGTAACTCTGACCCTCCTGGTTGTGCCTTGCGCGGCATTTCGACCAGGGGGCAGCTTCCGAGGATGTTCAATGCACTACTACAATTTCAATATTCGCGATTACGCTAGTTACACTCGGCATTTAACCGAATTCGAGGACATCGCCTATAGGCGGATGCTGGACTACTGTTACTCGAAGGAAGTTGGGCTGCCACCATCTGTCGGTGAAGTTGCCAGTCTGATCCGTATGCAATCGCATATAGACTCCGTTGAGATTGTTCTCCGAGAGTTCTTTTTTCAGCAGCCTGATGGATCGTGGCACAACAGGCGTGTTGACCGAGAAATCGCAGAATTTAAAAACGGAGGATCAAAGCGACATTGGGCCGCTAATCTGTCAAAGGAGGTTCGATGCGCGTTCGCGGCGAAAAGGCGCGCCATGAAGGCAAATGCATTACCCAAATGGCTGACACCAAGTCACCATCAAGAAATGCTCGACATTTATGCCAAGTCTCGCGAGATCTCTAAAGACTCTGGCATAAAGCATGAGGTCGATCATATCGTTCCTCTGTTGGCAGAAAAGGCGTGCGGACTTCATGTCCCTTGGAATTTGCAGATCATTCCAGCCTATAAAAATCGACTAAAAAGCAATTCGCTGGAGGAGTGCTGATGCACTACTACAGACGAAACTTGGGCGATTACGCCAAAAAGGCTGGTCGGCTGACCATCTTGCAGCATGGTGTTTACAACCTATTGCTTGACGCTTGCTATGACCGCGAGCGTTTCCCCACCCGCGACGAAGCCATTGAGTGGACTTGGGCGGTCTCGCCAGACGAGATTGCAGCGGTCGATTTCGTCCTTTCTAGGATGTTCACCCTGTCGCCAGAAACTGGTCAGTACATTCAGGGTCGAGTGGTTGAGGAAATCGCAGAATACAAAAAATACTGCGAGAAACAGGCACTTAACGGCAAATCCGGTGGAAGGCCACGAAAACCCAGTGGAAACCCAGAAAAACCCAGTGGGTTACCAGTGGAAACCCAGTGGCAACCCAAAAAAAGGTTAACCACTAACCAGTTAACCACTAACCAAATAACCACTAACCAGAGTAAGCGCTTCGCGCCACCCGCTCTCGATGAGGTAATCACTGAAATGAACGGAAGAACACAAGACCCTACGCACGAAGCAAACAGATTCCTGGCCTACTACGAAAGCAACGGCTGGAAGGTCGGCCGGAACCCGATGAAGAGTTGGAAAGCAGCAGTCACCAATTGGGTGACCAAGACAAAACAACCAAAGTTGGTCGACAGCTCTCAGACAGGGCTGGCGGCCAGACTAACCGACACTAGCTGGGTGTAACTATGATTACCAAAGAGCAACAAGCCGCAATCGCGGCAAAAGTAAACAGCATGACCCTGCCGAGCGGACTGGGCAACGAACACAGCGCGTGTTCGATCGCGGCGATCAATTTGGCCTTGAGCGGGAGGCTGACCGACAAGGTTCCGGCCTGTATGAGTCGGGCGGTTGGTAAGTGGATCATACGAGTGCAGGATGCCATGCCTCACAAAATGCGCAACTCGAAAACATGGAAAGGCTTGCTGCCCTTGGCTGCTGGCACGGGGAGAGATTATGAGCCGCAGCGGTTGGCAATCATTGTGGATTGGATGTGGGACACAGTGCTGCCGCATATCCAGCCGACTGCGGATGCTTGTTGGTTTGGTGATGAGTGGCGCGCTATGTGTGAGGAGCGAACTCGATCGTGGGCTAGGGTGGCTCAGGAGGCGGCGGATGTGGCTCGGGCGGATTTGGCGGCTGAGGCGGCTAAAGCGGCTCAGGCGGTTCGGGCGGCTCAGGCGGTTCGGGCGGCTCAGGCGGTTCGGGCGGCTGAGGCGGTTCGGGCGGCTGAGGCGGCGGAGGCGGCTGGGGCGGCGGCTTGGGCGGCGGAGGCGGCGTATTGGGCGGCGGAGGCGGCGTATTGGGCGGCGTTGGCATCAGGCGATCCGGGAAAAGCGTGGAAACACTTTGATCCGTGTGGATTGCTGGCGAAACTGGTGGAGGTGGGGAAATGACCCGCGACGAAATCTTGCAGCGCATGGGGTGGGCACCAACGGCTAAGGTTGGGCTGTACGACCTACTCGACCGCATCGAGCGCATTATCCGCGCCGCAGAGCAAGCAGAGCGAGAGGAGTGTGCTGCGCTTTGCGAAAGGTTTGCAAACCGAATGATGAGCGCAGAGGAATGCGCTGACGCAATCAGAGCAGGGAGTGA